CGATACTTGTTCCCGCCACTATCCACGACGGTCACCGAGTAAGTCACAGTCGGAATTTCAGTCTCTGACGGCTTGAGCGCATCATTATTTCCGTCCCAACCCCCTAATGCCTGATTCGGCAAGTTAAAAGTCTGAAACGTCCCTTGCACTTCGTCGTAATGGTCAAGAAACAGTTCGGCGTTTGGATCACCAATATTCGCGTAAGCCAGACTGAGCTTGACCCCAGTCCGTTCGCTGCCGTATAAAATCCGATGTTCCTTGCCGTTCTGAGCGTTAAAGGTCTTAACCGGGTAGCTCCCAGGGTCGTATGTACGGCTTGAAGGCTTGAGGATTGGGAAAGCCATTAGATAATTCCAAACTCGTCGGCATTCAGCATGGCAGCGACCAATAAGCTTCTGCGGTCATCATCGCAGGGATGCTCTGAAGCAACAATGTCCACCGTGCCCTCTTGCGAAAATGTTAACTGCTCAACGACATATACGTTTTGAGAAACAGTGATGTTTTTGACGCTAAAAATGGCACCATGAAATTTAGCGTCTGCCACCATGCCTCCAGCAACATGCATTGAGGGATCTGTCTGGACATCGTCGCCGCCATAGCTTTTGTAATAATCAACGGCATACGTCCCATCGGGAAGGTCGGACACGCTTGTGACCACACCCGTTGAGCTAACCGTTCCAGTATTTGCGCCGCTGTATGGACTTGATTCAGTAATGACCCGAATATACGAACCAGCTTGAACTGCTAAACCATCAACTGTTGTCGAAAAGCTGATCGTATGTGTGACCAAACGCCTCAACGCTAAGAAATACTTGCCGACTTTTACGGCATGGTCTTTTGTTGTGCAGAATTGCGTCAGATCAAATTGCTCATGAGGTAAAACCTCCAGTAATTCTGCTTTGTCTTGATACCTGCTATGTTTTTTGTCTCGTACTATTACTGTTCGCTCTTGCGGCAACTTGTTTTTTCTTTCTTCTCGATAACGAATAATTGCTTTAAATGGTCTGCGTTCCTCAGCACTGAGATATTCAATTTCTAAGGTATCTTCAAGAATATTACCTGCAGTAAATATTTGCTCAGGTCTCACTGGTCCTTCGTCAAACCTACCGCTGTTGCGTGTTGGTAAGGCGGGTTTTAAAGAAAACTTGCCATCAGCAACAATAAAATTACATAAGAAAAAGGGCGCAACACTTGCAATAAACTGGCGCAAGTTGGTCCGTTCAACAATTGGCCCGTTAAAAAACAATTTTTGTGTTTCTAAAAATCTAGACGTATCAATTAAATCTTCTTTATTAATTAAAACTGGGTCGTTTGATGACATGCCAAGTAACGCTCCAGCACCGCCCATCTGATCTGTCATCAGATAATAAATCAGATCAGTAAATAGATTGCTTGGGCCTTTGGGATCATCGTCCCCATAAGCGGCTTTTGGCTTAGGATGCAACCGCTCCACTCGTAACCCTTTGCCTAGCCACACTCGTAGTTGGTCAAGGCGAGTAAAGTTGCGAGTCGCTTTGAGTGATATACCCGCAAGAACAAGATCATTCATTAAGGGCAAATCTTCATCGCCCTCCTCAATTGCAGGGTATTCTTGCACTTCGTTGATATACACAATCTCATGCTCAGGTTCGGCAGCGTTTGATTTATCGACAAAATTTCGATAAAAACTTATGTCGCTATATTGAGTCTGTTCAGCAAAAATTTCATCTGTTTTAAACGTAGTAGGGTTAATTTCTTCAATTACATTGCCTATTTCGTAAACAAATCCTGCTTTTGGATACGCATCTGTTCGATAAGGATTATTGAAGCTAATCGTTTCAATGTGCTCAAACGTGTCTCCTACTTGCCAATTTAGCGTTGTTTCTGTGTTTTTCTTGGCAACAATATGTGGAACGCTCCAAATTATTCCTTTACCTCGACTGTCAATATCGGTACTGCGAACTTTAGAAGTTATTGTAGCGTCTATTTTTTTATTGCCATCCGTAAAAGTTTTTTCCACAGTTTTAGTGCTTTCAATAGAAAGACCTGGTGCAGTTGCGTCGCCAAAAACCTCGTACAGGTAAGCCTGCCTTCGACCAGAAATAGCTTCAACATCTTTATCCTGAGTAACTGTAAGTGCATACCCTGACCATCTAATTGTTTGAGAACCATTTGGCGCATCAGGATTGTTTTTGAAAGGATTGCTGTCTGGGTAGGCGCTATGGCTGCCCGACAAGCTTTCCGTAGATTTGGCTCCGCGCTTTATTTCTACAAGATCGCCTTGCTTAAAGTTGCCAGAGCTTCCAATAACATCTATAGAGACTTTCCTCCAGTTATATTTCGCACCGTTGTGTTTTCTAGCAAAATGATCGGTTGATAGCTTGTATCGTTCAAAAGTCCATTGAAAAGTAATCCACTTGAGCGGGTTTTCACTCACAAATTCTTTGCTAACAACAGTAATAGGCGAAGACAATTTTAAATCACTAGCATCTCCTACCAAAGCATGAGCAAAAGCTCCGCCTCGTCCTCCATAGTTATTGTCTCCATATGAATTACTTGCGGTTCCCTGATTGCTAATGTTGCCGCCAGGACTTTTACGTTCAACCGCTTTCGCGTTCGTACCAGCGACAGGAGCTGGCGTGTTCTCTTTTCGCTGAATGCTGTCGGGGTAGGTGGTTACGCCTGAACCTGCAGTAACCTCCGGCTCTCGCATGAACTCTTTATTTGCCTCAATATTTCCTTTTGGAATGTCTTTGCCGCTAAAACCTACAGTTAATGAGCCAATTCCACTTACTGGAACAGTGCGGAACTCCATGCCTGGTGACTCCTGAGACACTGAATGAGACAAGTCAATAAATTTTTCATCGTCTGAAAAGCTACGTAGTTCCGCCCCAGGAAATTGTGCAAACTTAAACTCAAGCTCTTGCGCTTCTTCGCCTGGAGCTAATGCAAAACGAATAAAGTTATACTGAGCGACCGGTCGACTGCCTCGGATTACAAAAAATAATGGAATAACAGCAAAAGAAGAACTTCTATCTCCTGCATTACGCACAAATACTCGAAAAACGGTTGAACGAATAATATTTGCGTTAATTGTCCCGTTTGATACCTGAACGTTTTCTTTGTCTAACTTGTTTAACTCGCCAGGAGTTGGCAGACTATTAAAGGCACAAAGACCGTTTAGTTTTTGGAATACTCTGCTTTTTAAACCGATCTCTGTAACAACTGCAGGTCTGTTGTTTCTAACTGTTGCAGTTGCGATCCTTGTGATTGGGAAAAAACCTTCGCCAACAGAAGCTTTTGGCCCATCTGGAAAACTATCACCAATAAAACCTTGCGTTGGCTCTACAACTTTTTCCTGGCTTACAATTCCAATTTGCTTGGTATGCGACTCTTCGGTGCTAACGCACTTAAGTTTGATTATTTGGTTTTTGTTTAAGTCGGGTTCAAAACGGTCCAAGTCTCTTTTGACAACTTTCCAGATTGTTCCAGCAATTGCAAACCGTTCGCCAACTTGCATTGCATCATCGGCTGCAATCTGCAAAGCTTGAACAGTGCTGTTTAAATCAGCTACGCTTTCCCTAGCATCTTTGGCTGTATAAAGATCCTCTTTAATTTTTGTAGCACTAATTAAAAATTTAATTGTATCGTCTTTTTCTACGTTTACAACTTTTTGAAGTTCATCTGCGCCTGTTTTTTCCGATCCTCCACTATCTCGATTAAGCTCAATAATTCCCATTCGTGGACTGTAATTTCGCCCAGAGCCTGCCTGGCCTTGCTTCCGAACTTTTTGCAGAAGAAATTTGCCCTCTAAGTTGTCAGGATTGGCAAAACTAAGTCCAGCAAATTTAATTCGCGTTCTTGTGGCTCCACGTTTTCCTGCCCCCTCCGAGTACCCGTCTTCGAGAATGCTAACAATACGATAATTTGGCCGATACGAATTGCCATTTGCAATTGGCTCAAAGAGACCAAATTGAACGCTGTTTGCTGGTGTATAAGCGTGGCAAAATTGCCCCTTTGCGTCAAGTTCGTTGTTAGTCGGAGCATTGAAAACTTCTCCATCAACAGCATCATCTGGATCGCCAGAAGAAGGTGTACCTTCTGAGCCGTAGAAAAAATTTGACTTGCGGATTCTTGATTTGTTTAGGATGCCAGATTGCTCTTTCCAATAAAAAGCAAAAGCATCTTCAAAAATAGGGTCAAGGGCATTATTACCAAGAAAAATGCCTTCTAGATCAGGTGGCTCAATACCTTCTCGTGTCTCAACGCCTTGCTCTCCAACGACGTACAACAACTTGGCTCGTTGCAACGTTCCATGGCTAAACATCCGAGACCAAATCAACTTTGGTGTTGCAAGCATTCCACCGCCATAGCCTTCACGGTATAAACCAAACAAC